CCACAATATAATTAAGGATGATGTATACTCTAATAGAATAAAAGATATTCTTTATAAAATTGGTTTAGAATATGAAATAATTACTGATGAAAACTCATAATAATTAATATTTCATTAATTACATATAATAAGATAGTATAAGCATATGTTTAAATACGCATTTAAAGCCATATAAAGCACTTTAACGACGTTCTATAATATATAATGATAAATTATATAGCAAACTATTAGAACGTCGTATAATGGTGTTTAAATGCGTATAAATTGATTTTAGGAGGTGAAAATAAATTGCTTATATAAAGTGCTAAATATAAAGGAGATGGTGAAATGAAGGTAAAGTTTACTAAGTTAGAAAAAGAGGAATCAGCAGCCATTAAAACGATAATTATGGATGTAGTTGATAATTTTGATATTATCAAAGGATGTGCACACAATATTAGAGTACTAGAGAAAAAATTGGGTACATCCGAAAGTACTCATAATACAGTACATAGATCATTTACATCTGAGTCAAAACATAATTATCCAGGAGTAGTTAAATCATATGTATACAATGAATTTGAATCGTCATTAAAGAAGGAATTATCTAAAGATGATAATTTCGAGGTATACCATGATATAAGCAATTTGCCTATAATGACTAGAAAGTCTACAAGTAAGGCTAAACTAGCTAGTATCTGTAATAAATATATCAGATTACAGACTCTGGCAGTAGAACATAATAAAGCTATACTTGGAGATGTTATTAAAACATTGATTAGAAAATGTGATAATAGCTTAGCAATAATGTTATTAGAGGATAATATTGACAGTATTGTGTATATTTTAATGCAATTTATCGATGATGTATCTTTAATACGAAAAGGATATTTACCTGCTACTGTTGTAAATGCTGCAGTTGATAAGAGAATTGGTAAAGATGTAGTATTCATATTAATGGAGCTATTTACAACTTATAAATTATTTGATAATAAGTTGCAAGAGAACTTAGTTAAAGGTTTAGAAAGATATATGCTATTAGATTTAGTGTATAATGAATTATAAAAGGAGGAGTTAATATGTTAAAAGGATTAGTAAAAGTAGGTTTGGTTGGATTGGCTGGATATGGTGTTTATAAATTAACTAAATATTCATTTGGTTTAGGTTTATTTATGGGAAATAAGGATATAGCTAAAACTTCATACGATGTTGCACATGGTAACATCTCTAAAGAAGAAGGAAGAGCTAAAATAGAAGACATCATTAAAGAAAATATGGATGAATCAAATGAATACTTGAAAGAATTAAAAGAAGAAATTAAAGAAATGAAAGAATCAGTTAAAGAGAAAGTAGAAGAAGTTAAAGAAGAAGCTGCAGAAGTAGTAGAAAATGTAGAAGATGCTGTAAAAGCTTAATAAATAGGAGGAGATATAATATGAGCACACTTAGTCAATTTAGAATGAATGTAACTTGGAGAGTAAATAAACTAAAAACAGAATTTGAGGAAAAAGTAATACAAGTAATGTCAGGCAATATGACTAATAGAATGTATGAGATATACACTATAAAAAAAGATAAAATTAATCATATTGGTAATGTAAATAATATGCATAATGAACTTAATTTATATGCAGACTGTAGTCATATATCAGGTGAACAAGTTATGAATGGTAATTACATGATAAATGATTATAGAAATGCTGCATTAATTATAGCATTAGACCCAGATGCTTTAATATTTAATTTAGATGGAGAATATATGGAAAAATTGCAAACTAAGACTCTTATGCCTATAGATATGGGTAATAATAAATTCATTAGATTATCTAATGATAAATTAGATGTTTATAATTTAATAAATAATGAGTTTATTAAATTATCTGAAGAAGCTAGTAAGGAAGTTATTGCTCTATTTAATGAACAAGAGGAATTTAATAAAGGGGATGAATAAAATGAGTAAGGTATTTATCTCCGAATTAGCTGAGTTTATGGGTAATAATACAGCTAATAATGTATCTGATATGATGGGTACAGCTGTTAATAATACTCCACTGAGTAAAAAGATATTATGGTTTCTATTAACTGGAGTAATAACTATTGGATGTAGCTATCTTGGGTATAGATTTGCTGGTGGTAAAGTACCATCAGATGATTAATTATAATGGTGGTGTCTAAGTGGGCACCACCAATTTTTTATTTAACTGGAGGTTATAAATGGATAAAGGACTTAAATTAACAGAAGAAGAAAGAGCTAAATTTATAGAAAGAGTAAATGAAATTTTAAATACTAGTAAAATAATAGGACCTAAAGCTGATTTACTTAGAATTGGTTATACTGTACAAGCAATACTTGATAAAAAGATTACTAGTATTATAGACAGAATTAATAATCTTAACTATGTAGATAAACTAGAAGAAAACACTGAAAGAATGGTAGAATACTTATTAATATTATATAATGTATATTATAATATGTATATCGAAAGTATACCTGGTGAATATATAAGTGCGTTTAAATTCTTTAATCGCGATATTCAAGAAGAATGTGTTAAATCTCAATTAATAATAGAAAATATGATTAAAAATAATATAAAAGGTGACATTTATACAGGAAGTACTAGTAAATGGACTGTATTAATTGAAGAGTTAGAAGATTATATTAATAATATGCATCTGAATAGATTAACAAAAGAAGAGATTAATAAGAAAGCAGAAGATGTTAAAAATATACTTAGAGGTCAAGGATGTACTGAACTTGATATTAGAGACTATGACAGAGATGATATAAAAACTTTTAATGCGTGTGGATTTAGTAATGTCCAACCTGTATTTAAAGTTATAGAATATTATTATGAACTATTGAAAGCTGGTGAAAAATGTTAAACGGAACAATGTTTGGAGATAGTTTATTTTTAATGAAATGGAGAGTAGAGTCTTATATTAGTAATATACCATCAATTGATCCTGAATATGAAAATAGCTCAAAATTCGAAGAACTTAAGGATGGTCACTATAAAAGAATTTTAGATCTGTTATCAGAATACGATAAACCATATTTTGATGACATGAGTAAGACTAGTAGAAGATATATGGAATTCTTATTATTTAAATTTAAATCAAATATTAAATTAATTGGTACTATAAGAAATTTTAATTATATCTATAAAGATTATAATGCTAAATTTATGATGATAAATATGATTGCAGAATGTAAAGCTTTAAAAATTTTATTAGAAAAATTTATAGAAGATACAACAGAAGAAAACTATATAGATAATAAGAAAAGTAAGTATGAAGATTTAATAGATTGGTGTAGTAAGCAGTATAAAATGAGTAAAGAAGAACAAACTAAACATATTTTAGAAAAAGTTAAAGAGTTCGGACTAACTGCAGATATAATGAAAAATCTTAGAATACCATATCATTCGGAATTTAGAGAGTTTAATGATGATATGAGTGCTTTATTGGAGATACAACCAATTTATAGTCTAATATATAATACTAATTTATAAGATTAGTTAATATTTCGGGATAATATGATTTTATATTGTATTATCCCGATTTTTATTTTTTTTTGCTAATTTTTATAAAATCCAAGAATCCGCTCGAAGGAATCGCGAGATAGCGATTTAACGATTACATATACTATAGTAGATAATAAGGAATATATAATATTAGGCGATGTTATATATTCTAATAAAAATTAGGAGGAATGTAAAATGACAAAGAAAGATGGACAATGGAAGGCTTATTTAGGATCAGGTTTAGTAATGTTAGGATCTGCTATGGCAGGTTGGGGATTTGGGAAGAAAGATACAAAATGTGCATGTTTAGGAACATTTATAATGGGATTAGGAACATTATTCGTTATCGACAATCATTCAGATGTTATCAACAATAATGCAAAAGGAATGGATAAAATGTTCCAAGTATTAAAGGAACATGATGAACAATTAAGAAATATGCAAAAATAAGGTTTAAAGGAATAAGGATATTTGAAATATAATATCCTTATTTCTAATTTGGTAAATTTGAAAATATATTAAGAAAATACGGAGGAAAAAAGATGAGATTTAAAAATTTTGAAGAATTTAAGGATTGGTTTCAATATGAAATAACTGGTATAAATAATAACAAAGTTTTACATGATGTAGTGGTAAATTTGGACGTATTCGGTCCAAAAAAGAGTATAGTAGAAGATGTTGAATTTAGCATCAAAGGTAAATACTCTAATGACATAATTAGAGACGTTTATCAAAAAGCTGTAGAAAATGATCAAAAGATGATAGAGATATACATAAACAAAATTAAAACTGGTAACTTCACTGATTATGACATAACTATGGGATGTTTAATCGGATTTTTAACTTGTATATATAATAACTACTTCATATTAGAAGTATCTGGTGAATAATTAAGAACTTGCGAGGGAAATGAAATATCAAGTAGTTTCCCTCTTCAATATTTTAAAAATAATAAGGAGAAGTGATATTATGAGAAAAGATGAAATAAAGGAAATGTTAATAGAAGAAATAAATGGAACTTATATAGATTATAATAGAGGATATAATTTATTATGGGATATTGGTTTAGAAGACAGTAAGAAAAAAGAGTATTATATGTTTGATAAACCTATCATCAAACCTGTGTTTATCAACGTATCATTTATAATAGAAAAAATAATTTTATCTAAATATGAAATAGATGAAGTTAATGTTCATTCAGCAATTGGAAGATATACTAATAGTAGAAATTTAGATATATCTTTAAAATATACAAAATCTAATATAATTAATGAAGCTATTGATGAACTTAATGCAATAGCAAAAGAATTAGGATATACTTATATTAAAAATTGTCCATTATCATATACAGAAGAAATTCTGTTTAGAAAAATAGGAACTTGGGTTAGACCTTATATAATGAGAAAAAGAAGATCTCGTTATATGAAGTCATCTTGGAATGCAATGACAGATGGGTTTGGAAGTTTAAAACCATATATGGATGAATATAAATGGAATCTTCCAGTAAGAGGTACTAAATCTAATAAAGAACTACAATTAGAAGAATATTATAACATACCACTATCTAAAAAAGTACCAAAAAAGATTCAAAAAGAATGGAATTTTTGGGCTAAAGTAATTATTGATCATGAACAAATGATAGATTATTATTTCTATAATGAATACGTAAATGATCAAGAAAGAACTGAAGCTGAAAATGCATATGATGAAATTATAAAATTTGTAAATGAATCAAAATTAGGATATAGAACATTATTCAAAAATGCTGATAAATTATTCCCAAGAGAATATGATAATTGGGGAGCTTTTAAAAATGATGTTTTAAAACATATAATAGCTTGGAAATTTTATAAGATATATGCAGGCCCATGGGTAACACGTAATGGTGCATTTAGCGATGTAATGGGAATTGGTGAAGAAAACCAAAATTCACAAGGAAACTATTATTTATAATTAAGAATTTATGAGGGAATAATTAGAAAATACGGGGGAAGATAAAATCTGATAAATATCTTCTCCCATTAAAATAAATTTAAAATTTTAGGAGGATAAAAAATGAAAAAGGCTAAAGAAATATTAAGTGAGTTAGAATTTAAAAATTGGGAAGAATTAAAGAATTTTATTATAACTGAACTTGAGAAAAATTATGGTAAGAGAACTTCAATACGTGATATAGTTAAATTCAAAGGCATTGAAGATCAATTAAATCATTTCTCAAAGGAAGAATTGTTATCTTATATTATAGTGTATAAGAGTGACATTATTCCACTTTCAAATCCAAATAAGTTTGCCACAACTGTTGCAGGCATTCGTCTAGAAGGTGATATAAGATCTATTAAAGAGATTTTAGATTCTCCAAATCTGTATGCCGGTTTAGCAGGTACTTTCAATATAATCGGTGACGCATATGATCGTTACAGATTACTACAATCACTAGCTGAAATTGAAGAAGGAGGTGATCAATAATGGAAAAATGGATACCTATTTCTGAAATAAATTATAATGACTCAATGGAATCATTCATTGCTAATATTATAAGAACAAATAAAGATTTAGACAGTGAAGGTGTCACTGTATATTTAATAGATCAAGGAACTATAACTGACGTTGCTTGGTCTAAAATAGTTAGGGAGGATATTCAAGATAATGCTTGGGTATCACATAAGGAAATTTGTATACTACATGAATTTGATCCAAATAGGATTCAAAGAAGTATAGTATTTCCTAAAAAGTACAAAAATATCATATTAATATCTTATGATAAAGAAGCATTTGATATCTACACTTTCAATGAGAAAGAGTTAGAAACTCTATCAAATGCTATAGATCTATACCCAAAAGATCTAAAGACAGTATTAAGAGTTCATAATAGTAAATCTGATAGATACTATTATGATTCAAAAATGCACACAGCGTTTCCGGATGTGTGCAAATGTTACGACAGATTATTAGGGATCACTGAATAGAGGTGATCTCTTATGTATATATCAGATCTAGCTGAATTTATGTTAGGTGCAACTAAAACGGTTGCATCTAACGTTACATATACTGTAGTAGAAGAAACTTCTGATTCTACTATGGGTAAAATAATAACAGGAGCAATTTTAGCAGGTAGTATGTATCTAGGATATAAGCTATCATATGAGGAGGAGTAAATATGAACTTTAAAGAAAATGTTAGAGCTGTGGGAACTGGAATGTTAATAGGATTAGGTACATCATCATTATGGTTAGCTGGCAAAGCTTTCAATAAAGATAAAACTTTAAGTGGTATGTTAGTAGTAGCAGGTACAGTCATGATAGGTTGTGCCGTGACTATGGAAAATGATAGAAAAGAAATCATTAATCTAAAGGAGGCAAGCAATGAACATAAATAAAATAGTTAAAGGAGCAGCTATAACAGCTGGTGCTATCACTACTATAGCTGCTGGTAGAATTGAAAATAGATACTTATCATTAGGAGTTGCTGTTATTGGCAACTTAATGATCACATATGGTGTTATAAAAGATACTAAGGAGGCGAAATAAAATGAAATATGTATACGAATATGACGTCGCCGGAAATATAGTAAAGGCTAGTGCGTCTGGAATCGGTTATATCGGCATAGCATTAATATGCTTTGCTGCATATAAAATTACCGATCGTATTTGCAGATCGGTAATAGATAAAGAAAAGGATAAATAAAAGGATTACCCCAATATTAGAATATTCTAATATTGGGGTATCTTCTTTTTTGACCTAAATATAAAATAGATAGTTCCTATTTTATATAGATTTTCACCACCAACTTATGAAAGGAGGTGGTATTATGGGTAATTCTTACTTTAATTCTATCAAGAATAAGTTTAATGAATTCTTTGATAAGTATATTATTAATGATAATTCAACCAGCTATCATGATAAATTTATCTTAGAACAAACATTTCTTGATAAGTTAATCACAGAAATATCTAACGATTTAGGTCAAGACTATACAATCGATAAGAAAAATGCTTATAATTATATAGTCGACCAAAAAGACCTAAGTAAATCTTTATACCTAACATAGGTATAGAATATGGAGTAGGAACTATCTACTCCATATAATCTAGTTATAAAATCAGGCTATTGATTTTATATAAATTTTGGAATTTCGCTACCATATTACACACTCACCACTCTCAAAGGAGGTGTTAATATGAGTTATCTTGATTCTGTTAAAGAAAACTTTAAAAAGTTCACAGATTATCTTTACACTTCAAACATAAAAGATAAGTATGTTAGTGAACAAGAGTTTTTAGAAACAGAAATGTATAAGATTAATCTTAAAATGTTAAATAATTATAGCAGCGACTTACAAAACGCATATGATTATTTAAAATTACAAAAAGATTATAGTACATTTCATTATCTAACTTAGATAATAGAAGCAGGATAGCCCCTGCTTTCTATTATATATTTATTTTGTTTAAAATTCCTTACCGGACTTTTGTTGTTTGAATGGTTTGAATATCATCTCATATTGTATTCCTCCAAAATTATCAGAGTTATCATAAAATATAAGTTTTACCATTCTATTACCCATTTTATAATTGTCTATGATTTCTTGATTTATATTATTAGCCATTTCGACTAAAGAATCAAAACTCATAGAAGGTTTTTTCTTTTTAGAAGTAAACATACACGACACAGTCGTCATTATCTTATCTAACATATAACCACCTACTCATTCTTAATTTTCTCATCTATGTGAGTTCTTTCAGCTTCATCAACTTGCTCATAAACATTTTCTGCCAAATTATAAATACTTTCATCAGTAAATCTAAAATATAACATTCCAAGATTATCACCATGTAAACCAAGTGCCACATCATCATGTCCAGTAAGATTAAATTTATGATATATTAATTCACCTGGTGTATTTAATACATCAAATCTTTTAATTTCTATACTATCATCATAACATTTTAGATTTCCTTTGACGAATTGTTTTACTCTAGCAATATCAAGTTCTCTCTTATGTTTACTAGTACTATAAATAAATATGTCTACTTCAGTATAGTCTTCTTTCTTTATTTTAGATCTAATAAATCCATAATCTACTTTATCGAATATGTTTAGAACCTTATTTAGATAACTGTCATCGGCTATCTTAAGAACTACGCTAAACCCACACCTTGCAGAATTATAGACTGCATTTTCTCTATTAGGTGTATTATAAAGTCTAAGAAGTCTTCCAATAGATACATCATTGGTAGGTTGTGCTGATAAATCATCCATAGTATTTTCATATACCTTTTTTATTAAATTCTTTTTATATAAATCATTATTATCTTCCATCATAGCTTTTATTTCTGGATATGGTATAGTAGAATCTATTGTAAATGATGATACTGTATATCTATATTCATGTATACCTAGTCTATAATCATAATGTTTAGAAATATAGTCAAACATATGTGTAGTATTAAATACCACTCTATTTTTTACTACATTGTCAGATTCTGCAGTATGGATTGACTTGATAATGAAATATCTAAAATTTATATTATAATTATCAGGTGTTGGATAATTTGGTTTCATACTAGGTTCTGGAAATATAATTACATTACTAGGCTCGAAAAAGTCTGGAGATGGTTTATGTTTTTTATTTTTAAATGACACTACACCATATTCAACTTCGATATCTATCAAACTTTTAGTCAATTCTTTCATAAGTTACCTTCTTTCTATTTATACTTAAGTACCCGTCTGATATTGTTTGCTTGAATACATTTCTTAATTCATCTATACACTTATCAGATAAATCAGGTTTACTAGTTTCTGGTGTTTCAATAGTTACAGTAAACATAACATGACTCATAACATTACCAAAATATATAGAAGCTCCAAACTCATTTGACTTCAATCCATTTAATGTATAATATCTAATATCTTTAGTTGCACTTAAATTAGATGCTGGTATTAATCCGGCATATCCCATTTGACATCTAATAATTGATATTAGGTTTGTAGTTTCTTTTATTTTAGATTCATCTCCAACTACTATACTTTCACGAATATCTCCGTCAAATCCAAATACAGTCTTATAAGATTTTATATAATTTAATACAGAATCTATATCAACATTACCAGTTTTCTCAGTAGTATTAGTAATTATTGTTACAATTTCTCCATTTTCTACAGTTTCTTCATATAAGAACTTTAAATTTAATTCCACCTTATCAGAAGTTCCAAATTTTTTACTATCTATTCTATCTCTAATAACATTCAATGCTTCTTGCATATAATCTTGCTCCTTTTCAAATATAGTATCAGTATCAAGTACCTTAGAATCATTATCAAATTGGTAATGATCAATACCAGACATATTAAAGTCCATATCAATTGGTGCGTTATATATTCTATAATCTGTATCTATAGTACACTCATCTTCAAGGAATACTGACTCTTCTTTATTTGATTCAATATAATATCTTAGCTCAGGTATAGTTTTACATTTTGATACTACACTACTCCACCAAGGGAAAGATTTTATATTAATAACTTCTATAATAGCTTTATTACCTTCAGTTTCTACTTTATTGATGTATGTTTGTTCATTTTGAGATGTATTTCTTATTAATTCAGCTGCAACATCAAAATGCTTTTTAAAACCTTTGATTCTATATCTAGTAATAATATTAGGAACATCGTATTTATTATAAGGTACTGCTGAATCTATATGCCAACAATGAGTTAAATTCAAAATACGTGCAAGTGAAGTTACCATACCGTTTTTATCTATTAGATATTCATTTATTTCACCAGCTTTACTATCCAAATAATCATAAATTTTATTCTTCATAATATCATCTACGATTTCAGGAAGTTCTCTATCATTTTTACTATCATCATTCCACGCATATTGAGGTCTATAGTATGCTAATATTTCTTTAATAGTTCTATCAAAATGGAAGCCTCTACTACATCCAATTAGGCGTTCATTTGGCTGACCATCTAATATTATAAGATTGATATAAATATTAGCTTTTAGCCATGGTAAAGTAATGAAACCTTTATCAGCTGGTTGTAATGTTAGAGTATCAATTTCATCTTTTTCACAAAATAAGAATGGTGTTCTAGAAACATACTTACATACTATAATATCAGTTCCTTCTTTTCTTGATGGAAATAATGTAAATAACTCTTTACTGTAGTTATATTTAACTAATTTTTCCCATACTAAATCCACATTATCAGTTCTTATTTTAAAGAATCCATGAGCTATATTATACTGTAAACAAGATTTAGCATATTTATGATTATGTGGTACTATATTTGCAGATAATAAGTCTTTTTCTTCATTCTTCATCTTCTACATCTACTCCTTTTTCAATTATGTCTAAAAACTCTAAAAATCTAGGTGCAGTGTCTTTATAATTTATAAATTGTTGTAATTCTCCATTAGCTGCAGTCAGAAATCCAAAATGATTTGTTATCATACATCCAACTAACGATTTAAAATCAAAATCAGATGGTAATGTATAAGTAGCTACTTTACCCCATTCTTTCTTTTCTTTGTCATAAGCTTCTATTAAACCTTTACTCATTCTATATGTAAAGTTTTCTGTATAAAAGAATATATAATGCTTCATACTTCCCTCCTCGTCAAATAATTTATAAAATTCTTTAAATCTTTCTTTATTATCCTGTGTATAAAATAACCAACAGTTCTGAGCATGTTGATAATTCCAATGTTTGTAAGTTTCACATAATTTAGAGAAAGGAAATGGTTTGCCATTTTTATAATGGCCAGGTAATTCTGTATATATTTTCCTTTTATTTTTGAGACCAGTTCTAAATGTCATTCGATTTGGCTCGAATCTAAATATTATACTATTATAAAATACATATGCGTAAATCATATGTTACCTCCCTATATCATACAAATAGTAAGGTATATTCCATCTGCTTTAGTAGTACCAAACATGACAGCTAAAGCAATATTTTCAAATAAAGGATTTTCTTTCAATTCTTCATCTTTATCTTTCCAAATATATCTAGCAATTATTCTAATACTTTGCTTAAATCTTGTTATAATAGCACGCTTTTGCATTATTGTATTATCAGTAGCTTGGACCATATTTTGTAATGTTTGGATTGCAGTCCATTCATCTATAAATTGAAGCATTTCTTTTAGCATATCTATATCTTTACCTTCAATTCTCTTCTTTTCATAACGTCCTTCTACTATTTCTCTAATATAGTTCTTAGCTTGATTTATAGCAAACATCTCAGCTTTATTCCATTCATCTATTCTATCAGCTGGAACATCAGATTTCTTTTCAAATAATTTTAAAATTGGTGGAAGACTTAGCTCAATTCCAAACATATCTACTAGAATATTTAATACATTCTTACACATTATATAATAATTATTTGCTTGTGCAGTATATGTTTCTAAGCTAGTTTCTGCTATGTCTTCTAATAATTTATTAAATCCATTTGCGTCCCAGTGGCTAACTTCTTTAATGATTTCTTCTAATAGTCCATAAATTCTTTCATTTATTCCATTATCTGAACTAAATAGCTTCTTTTCTTGTACTTGTTCTAATGTAAGTTTTTCTTTCATTATTTTCTTTATACTATATAATATAGAAAGAACTACCTTTGTATGTTGAATATGTCCCATTTCTTTAGCATTACCACTAAATACTCTAGTTTTTATTTCAGATAATATTTGTAGCTCTTTTTGAGTAGCTTTAAATCTAGACTCAATTACATTAAGTCTTTGTAATGGAACATCTAAGTTATTGTCTGACTCTACTGCTGCTTTACCAGACATTTCAGCTTTTCTCATACGTCTTTCAACTACACGTACATCTTCTTTAGCTTGGTCTAGTTCTTTTCTTACAGCTGTTAATGACTCTTTCTTTTTATTAACTACTGTTTGAAGTTTCTTATATATTTCATCTTGTACAGACTTAGGAATACCATCTTTATAAATGTCTGTTACAAATATATTATGCATTATTCCAAATATCTTTACGATACTTCTCTTTAATGGTGGTAGTGCAAGTTCTGGGTCATCTACGCTAAAGCTCCCCCTATCAGATATTTTAGCGAAAACATCTCCCATTTCAACTATAGTAAGAGTTTGATTTGCTGCAAATGATTCTTTATTTCTTTGTTCTATTTCTTTTACTTTATCATATAGAGGACCAAGTTCTAAAACTTGGTCTTCCATTTCTGTATTTTTAATATCTTTCATTATTATTCACCTCTATTCATAGGATCTTCACTTACTAATGATAATTCTTCTGGAATTTCTAGTTCTGGATCTTTAGCTATTTTACCAGCAGCTATATATTCATCATGGATTATTTCTCTAATTGTGTATACTGCAGTACCTATATTTTGATCTTTAACTCTTAAAATAGGGTTTATAAAGCTTATAGTTTGAATATTAGCAGCTATACAAGAAATATATTTGCATACTGTATTATCTGTGATTCTATTTCCTAATAATTCAGATAATACTTCATTATATAAGTTATAGATAAGCATAAAAGAAGTATCTTCTTTTAATTTATCCATTGTCATTGAGTCATCATGTAATTTAGATGATTGAGTCACTAATGCACATAGTAAAGTTTCTGGTAAGTTTACAGTACTAGGTATTAATTGCTTTGTATTGATAGTTTTACTTGGATCATTAGGATCTTGCATAGGAATTTCTATTTCTCCAAGATGATTTTTTCTCATAAATGTATCTATAGCTAATTTAATATTATTTATAAGGATTTTTACATCATTACTTAATACTCTAAGGTCTAGTCCTTCTATATTCTCTCTTCCAATGATTGCTTTTAATATATGATCTAAGAATTCTGTATTATTGAAGTCTTCTGGTAACATATTTTCTATATCATCATGTACTTTAGATGGAGTATTCTTTCTAAATGCATCTTTAAGTTCTTCAAAACCTTCAGGTACTACAAGAATACCGCTTTCTGGTCTAGAAATCATTTTTATTGCAATATCATCTACTTCCTTTTTAAACCATTCTTGGAATTCAACTAAGAATATAGATTGGTTATCTTCAGTAGGTTCTATTTTCTTTATATGAGAAGCCCAGAAATCAAATGATAATCTACTATTACCAAGTTGTACGATAGCATCTGTTAAAAGATCAATTGTACCATCATCTTCAGCTTTCATATCAATTATATCAAGCATATTTTGAATAAATCTTTGGATTACTATTCTATTAGCATCTGTAAGATCGTATGCTATTAAGTTTACATCTCCGAAAGTAACTCCTTCTACATTAAGACCTAATTCATCAAATGCTACAACGTTATTAACGTTATTTCTTAAATAATCTAGAGTTTCTCCTATTTGTAATCCATTTGTTCTTACTACTTCTAATAATACTTTAATATTAAGAAGATCTGCTAAGTATCTAGCATTTGTAGATTCATCTTTATTTAATGATTCTATAACTTGATCAACTTGTTCATTGATTTGATCCTTTATATTTTCATATTGACTTCTAATTCCAACTGCTGGTGATAAAAGTCCAATTCCTTTTAATAATATATTTTGTCTTTTTTCAATATGTAACATATGTTCCTCCTATTTTATATTTATATTTGCTGTTGCTATTTTATATAATTCACTATCTTCAACTGACTCAGTTTCGGCTGGTGTTAATTCTAATCTACTAGTTCTAGGTGTAATATTAACTGTGTATTGATCATTTATTGCATAATATGGCATAGATTTATTTAAACCTATTATTTCTTCAAATTCACTTATAGTATTAACTCTAATTCTCTTTAATCTCATCATATCAAATGCAATTGTAAGAGCTCCAAAGAATACATCTCTAGTAGTTCTAGCAGCTTCAAGTATATTTCTTCTCCATTCACCATCATTTACATTGAATACATCAAGTAAATCTCTATGTGATCTAGGATATTCATATATATTTTCAGCCCAATCATATCTATCTATATATGTATACATTTCTTCATATGCAGTAATAATACTCTTAGCCATTTCTCTAGTAATTTCACAATAACGTTTCTTATAGTCTTCGCTACATTCAACGAATTGACCTTCTAATACTTTATCTAAGAATTCAAAGAATTCATGTCTTTTCTTTAAGAAGAATGTATTAGCACCAGGCATTACTCCATAGTTATGTCCAGACTGGAATACTCCTAGTACGTCTTCATATAAGCTCATAAGAAGCTCATATTCATCATCACTTCTAGAAATGATCTTAGTATTTAAGAAAAGACCACAGAATCTATTAAGTCTTTCTACTAAACTATCATCTATTATAGCGTTGCTGCTATATGCTTTCTTCATACCTTCAAGTTTTTCTTTATATTCATTGATCCTATCCATTTGATCTTTATTAGTAGGAGCAAGCATTATATAATTGCCATCATAAGATGTTCTTATTAATATATCACTGCCATCTACTATATGAGAAGATGGTTCTAGTTCTAATTCTTTATCATCTTTATATCTAGTATTAGCACTAACAGAAAGATCTACAGCATTACTAAATTCTGGTTTAGTATAATGGAATTCCCAATCAGATTTTTCTTTATTATATACTACCTTAGGGAAGAATTGTAATATTTCTGGATTTTCTTTCTTATCTCTAGGTAATACGCTACCATCTGATGTTTTTCTAAGTTCAGAACCATGAACTCCTATATAACGGTCTATATCTGTTATATTTATTCTAGTTTTACCAAATACCTCCATAATATCATTATAGAATATAGTATTATTTTCAGTATTATAAGCAAGCATAATCTTTGGTTTGATATTAAGTTTCAATACTTGCCCATTTACAGTATTCATAACATCTATACCTTCTATATGTATTTTCTTATAGAAATGTTCCATATATTGAGGAGTTCTAGTTACAAATATAACAGGAGCATCTAAATTATACTTACCATCAAACAAGAATGTTCCATTAGGTAATGTAGTTCCACATAACATTTCTAACCATTTTAAGAATTTATCCATAAATATCTCAGCATTTTCTGGTCTTACAAACCCATCCATAGTAAATACATAAGATTTATGATCTTCAAATCCACCTGATATATTTTGTGATAAATGTCCACCTTTAAGTTGTACTCCAGTATCCACTTTAAGTTCAATTGCCGGATCACCAACTTCAGCTTCTGGTGCAGCTAAGAACATATTATTAATATCATAGCCGTTTTCTTCACATTCATCTATTATTCTAGCGAATTCTGCAACACATGGATGATTTTCTGTTGTAGTTTTAAGAGCATCTATTAAGAATTCTTTTCCAGACTTATCTCCTATCATTAGATATTTAGCATCTTTATATATAGGAGTTCTATAATCATCTATAAGTTTAGTACCTACGAATTTAAGTACTTCTTCCATTTCTTTCATTATAGTAGAAGGAATTTTCTTATAATCATATGCATCATTACCATTAATAATCATATTTTTAGTCATAATTGATGCTAGCATTGCTAATGATGTAGTACCGTCTCTAGAAGTTTTATCTTCATAACCACTAATAAATTTAGTGATTTGTTGTATTGCTTTCATTATAGTTACTGCATAATGCGAACGAAATGCGATTTGTTGGAAGAATCCATGCCCATCTTTAGATTTTATATAAGTAGCATCTTCTGGACTTGGTTGCTTTCCTGGTACTGGTAAGTATTTAAGTGCTCCATAAATACCCCCATATGGACCAAAAACATCCTTTGCCATGTCTGTAATAGTATCCATTACATATATTTTTACTGCATCGCTTAAATTCGCAAAATTACTATTCATTACACTAGGTTTACGAACTTTTTCATCTAGAGAACTATTTTCTTTTATCATTGTAGATAATACTTCTCTATTATGTTCAAATGCGAACCCTAATGTTGGAATATTTTTATAATCGCTCATTTAATACCTCCTTTATATTACTTATTTATTTAAATCATTTAGAAGATCAT